TGTCCAGTGTAATATCCACTACCAGTGCAATCAAAACGAATGTTAAAATTATTCCAAGATATAGATTAATAAATGCATTAATCTTCATCCAACGTATCATATGTTTCATAGTGTCTCCTAACCAAAGAATGAATCTAAACTTGCAACTGGTTCTACATTCCAATCAATCAAGTTGACAATAGTTTTAAGTGGTTCTATGAATGCTTTGTCGAACTGCATATCATAATCAACAAATCTATGTAAGTCAAATTCTCTTGGAAGTGTCCCAACATATGATATCACATTTTCATTGATGGGGTTTGGTACTGTTAGATATGTAAACAGAATTTTATCTTTGTTTTTTATCTCTTCATATCGTTTGTCTATGTTTTTCTTTTTAAGTAAGTTGTTATATAATAAAGAACCTCTAACGTGTATAGGAGTCCCTTTACTGTAAATCATTGTTGAGTCTGCATATTGTTGTAAGTTATTACAACCTCTAGGAGATGATATATCTTCTACTGGTAGATTTCTAAAATCCTTTCGTGCAGTCTCTACGAACTCCCATAGTTCTTGTTCGTCTCCTCTCATAACAATTCGTAATCCGTCTTCTAGTTTCTTACGAATCCATAAAGGTGTGGAGGACTTTGCAGTTTCAATACCCATCATCTTGAGTTTAGGTTCTTCGTATCTAACACCTTCGTTATCATAAACATTTAGAATGTATCGTTTCTTTGCAGTCCATATACCCTTATCTGCAATAACCTCTCTACCCATTTCCATCTTCTGTTGGAATGCATTGGTATAATCTTTAAGTTCATCGAACCCTTCTGCAAGAACCTGTTCTATCTGAACTTCTGCTTTGTTTAGAAAATCTATAACTTTTTCTTTTGGGGTGTCTTCGGGAAACACTTGAGACACTAAGTCGTCCATTGTGATATAAACTGAATCGGTATCGATTGCAATTACATAATCCTTTTCGGTCTTTAGAACATTCTGTAGATAATTGTTAATGGTCTTTTCTGCCCATTGAATTACCAACTGACCACTTAGTGTAATTGCTTCTGCAAGGTCAACACTAAAGAATGCAAAGTATTGATTTGCAAGAGCACCATAAGCAGAGTTCAGTGCAATCTTACGAACCTGTTGATTGTTGTATGCACGTTTGATAAGTGTATCCAGTTCTCTCCTTCGTTTGGTGTCTTTGCAAGTCTCTCGTTCTTGTTGATATGCAATCATCTTCTTCTTCCACTCTTTGCGTTCTTCATAAAACTTTTCCATAAGTTCGGGAAGGAATCCTTGTCTATCTCTTTTGAACATAACTCCGTTAGGTGTTACGGTGTGACCTGTTTTATGAACATAAGACAAATCAGATTCTTGGGTTAGCATTTTACTAACATTAACATCCTGTCTATCTCCTCGTATCATTTTTTCAGGCGATATGTTGAACTGCATAATTAGATGAGGATACAATGAGTTCAAATCAAATGACATAACCCAGTTATGTCCTCCCACTAAAGGTTCTTTGACGTATGCACCTTGAATTGAATGTGTCTTATTACTGGATAATTGCTGTGGTGGTGTTTGTATGTTTTGGTCTCGTAAGAAATTATAGATAATCGTTTCCCAATACTTAACCATTCCAAACACATCTGTATAGTTGCATTTAGCATTATATGCCATTGTTTGGGTTAGTTCTATGAATCCAAGTTTCTCATCCAAGTCTTCAATAAGAGTTACATCCTTTAAGTTATATTCTAAGAACTTATGATAATCCTGTCTGTAAAGAGTGTGGAGAGAACCGTATTCTGAATAATCCAATTTACCAGTTCCAAGTTCTACTTGTGCAATGTTTTCTAGTTTATATGATGATTGGTTGACAAAGGTATGTTTTTTATAGAGTTCTAAGTAATCAAGAACATTGACACCATAAAGAGTGTAAACCATATTCTTTTGATATCCATATTGAGTGAACTCTCTAACATCAGACATATTCCAAGGAGAAAGTTTTTTATGTTCTCCTTCACCAAAAAGTTTATCAATTCTATTACAAAGATATGTGATGTCAAAACTGTTTACATTCCAACCTGTAATAACATCAAACGATTCCTTTCTCCAGTACTTGATGAACTCAGTTAGAAGTTCTGCTTCATCTTTGCAATTGTGATACACAACATTTTTAGGTGCTTCATCCCATTCACCAAATCCGAATATATGTGTATTATGTCTGAATGGTTTGATTGCAATTGCATTGACTTTCTCTGCAGCATACAATGGGTCGGGAAACCCATTTTCACATTCACACTCAATATCAAGTGTTGCAGTTTTAATCTTGTTAGTATCGAACTTAATGTCACCTTTGAATGTGTCTGCGATGTAAGTATAAACATATCTATCGTATCCGTGTATTTCGAATCCGTGGGTGTCTTTATACTTCTCTCTAAACTTTCTTGCACCACCCATTGAGTTGAGTTCAACAAGTTCGAGTGGTCTACCGTCTAAAGATTTATAAGGAGAGTCTCCTTTTTTGGATGGGACAAAGTGTTTTGGTCTATAAGAAACCGTGAGTTTCTTTTTCTGATTACCTTGATAACCAGTTACTAATATTTTGTCTCGGGTACGAGTGACGTTTGTGTAATAATCCATATAGTAATTATACTATAAAGATACTACTCTGTCAATGTGGTTATACTTTTTTTATTGTTTAAAATGTCGTATACTGCATCATACTTATCTTTTGAACTAGCAAGTTTTTCTATTTGCATATCTAACGCTTGTGCAATATCAGAATGGTCTCCAATACCTGCAGGGTGGTTTTGATAAACTTCGATGTTTGCCATTGCGACATCCATCTCACCTTGATACTGACTCATCAGTGCTTTTAACATTGTTTCTCTTCCCATTATCTACCTCGTTGGTTTCCTGTTGAAACTTTATAATTTGTTTCTAGTTGTGGTTTAACTTCGAATACAACTGCAACCTGTTCTTTTTTAAATGTAAAGTTATATTCCTTTGCAAATGGAATGTAGTCTGCAAGACTGATTTCCATTTTACCATCTTGAACATTAGCAATACATTCTTTAGCATCAACTATTTTATGATTTCCGTTCCAAGTTTTTTCATAAAACCCAATTACGATTTCACCAGTGGTTAGTCTTATTGCTTTAATCTTACCCACAGTTTCTTACCATTTCTTGTAGTTCAACTGAACGTCTTCCGACCTGTCCAAACCACTTGGAGTCTTCCATTTCAACTGCAACCTTTTCCCAGTCACAAGCAACAACACCTTTCCACATATTGTTGAACTTACCAAATCTTGTTCCACCCAAGTTGAATGTCATATTGACTAATACGTGTTGAATGTCTTCGGGAAGTGCATAGAAGTCTTCTCCTCCTTTTGACTCAAATACGTGAATTGTTTCTTCTACGTGTTTATCGAAGTCATATTCATAAACATCATCTACCCTTTCTTGTGAAACTGGTGTTCCAACTGGTAGTCCGTATTCATCATCACTGTCTTTAATTAAGTGTCCAACTCCAAAAGTTAAGTATCCTAATGAGTCTTCATAAATTTCGAGGACTTCTCCCTCGTGTCTTTTAATCTGTTCTTTCAATATCTCTTTGTTCATTTTCGTTATTTACCTGTTGTTGCATAAGCTCTACTAATATATCGCCCATTAGATTTTGTAATATTTCATCTTTATTTAGTTCATCTATATCTTTACCTTTTACAGGTCTGACTATGTTTCGTTGAAAATTTAAATGTGCTTTACCTTCAACAAACTGAACCTTTCCATAAGTGTATACCAATCCATTGTACGGGTCTTCTAATAGTTCTATACCTGTCATATTGAGTTTGTCGTTCTCTACAATTCGATATGCACCTCTATCAAATAACTCAGTCATTAAAAAAAGTTCTCCAAAGAAGATGAATTGTATGACTCATATGCAGATTTAATATCACATTTGAATCTTCTTATTCTACCTATGTTTTTCCATTCATCGAATTTGTTAGTCAATGTTAAGAATGGATACTTTTTGCATATCTTCATATGTTCTATTTCATTTACTTCTGCAGTTCTAAACTCTGCACATCCACCTTCTGCAAAAGCAGTTAACCACCTATCCATACAAACCTCATCTGAAGTTATGTTCTTATGACCTCTCATTGCACATTCAATTGCTAGGACATTATCTTCTCCAACTTGTGCTAAGTTCCAATCCACTTCATCTACAAACTTATTTAGTTTACTGCCATCAATCCAATGAGTAGCAATGAATAGTTTATTGAAATAGTGGGTCTCACCGTAAGGTGGTAGTGAGATATCCCTATGTCCAATGTGCATTATGTTGTCTTCTTTAAACCAAGTCTCAACTCTATTGAACCAGTCATTCCAATCTTCAAGTGTCATTAGTCTTTTTGAAGTATCCATATTTGATTCTTCACCATAGTACTTTGAATTTCTTCTATAGAATCTTAAATCATCATCCATCATACCAAAGTGATTTGTTCCAGCGTGATGATATATCAACTCTCTTGTCTTTGCTATACCAATTTCGTTTCCTACAACAAGGTACTCACAATCATATGTATAGTGTTTTCTCTCTTGGTCTTGAACTACCATAATAACATTTTTTTGTATATCAGAAGGAAGGTTCTCAAAAGTAATTTGTGAGTCAACTCTTTTATATGTTGGGATGTATATTCTCATTCTTTCCAATTGTATGTTGGTTCAACACTCATAGTGTCATAGATGTTTGGATGAGATAGCAATGCACGTCTGTAAGGAGTCCATTTGATTCCTCGTCCCCATCCCATATGTCCGTAAAGTTCTGATTTGGATATAGAACCGTGTATTTTTACAGCATCAATAAGTTCTTTAAGTTTTCCAGTCTCTTTCATCTTATGAGAGTTATCAACTATGTTTTTAATATTGTCTACCATCTTACTCATCTCATTCTTGTATAGAAGATTGTCTCTAAGAGATTGTTGTGCAATTCTAGATTGTTCATTTCTATGGTCAACATTGTCTAAGTGTTTGTTTAGTAATGTAAGTGCTTCG